CGCAGAGCAGGCCAAGCGCGAGGCGGAAGAGAAGGCACTGGAAGCAGCTGCAGTCCGCCAGCGTGAACTGCAACTGATGAGAATGAGAATAGTAAAATAAGTATTAACTCCTAAAATTTTCAAGTTATGACAAAGAAGACTAAGGACGAACTTCAGGTTCGTTATCGTGAGATTCAGGATCGCATGGGCGAGCTGAATGAGAAGGCCGCTGAGAAGAAGGTCGAACTGACCGACGAGGAACAGCGCGAGTGGAATGCCCTCGGACGTGAGGCTGATCTGATCATGCGCGAGCTCCAGGGAATGATGACCGCAGACGAACTGGCCAAGCACCGCGAGCAGGTGTCTAAGGGCGAGCAGCTGCGTGAGTATCTGCGCCAGACCCATGAGGCAGGCGCAAAGCGTGAGATCCTGCTGTGGCCTGCTTCTCCAGGCTCTACCAGCAACGTCACCGCTTCAGGTGCGATCCAGCTCTCCATCCATGAGCTGATCCCGACTCTCCATGAGGGCCTTGGACTCCCCGAGTCGCTGAAGATCGTCACAGGCGTGACCGGAAACGAGATCTGGCCCGTCAGCGTGAACGACGTTGAGATGGAAGAGGTCGGTGAGGTAGAGGCACTGAACGACCAGGTTCTCGACTTCGCGAACATTACGCCTACCCAGAAGCGTTGCGGTCTGAAGGTGCCTGTTTCAAACATGGCCATCGACAACGCCGCATTCGACCTGATGGGCTTCGTGCAGCAGAAGTTTGCCCTGGCTCTCCGTATCTATCTGGCCAAGAAGCTCTACTCTCAGGCTGCATGGAACGGCAACAAGGGTCCGTTCTCCGGTCTTGCAAAGGCTGGCGACATCACCCTGGGCACCGCTGCATACAAGAACATCCTGAAGGCCGTTGCCAAATTCTCTGACAAGGGATTCTTCGAGGGCGACGTGGTTCTGATCATGGACCGTGAGACCGAGGCAGAGCTGAAGGCAACTCCGAAGTTCCAGTACAGCTCGGAGCCCATCGTGGCAGGCGGTCTGTGCGCAGGCTATCCCTACATCGTGACTCACTTCCTGAACACGAAACTCGGCGCAAACGGAAAGCTCGTTAAAACCGATAAGAAGTATATCGGCTTCGGTTACTTCGAGTGGCTGGCAGTACAGCAGCATGGTGACGTCCGCATGGTAGTGGATCCCGTAACCCTCGCAGACAAGGGCGTGACCCGCGTCATCCTGAACACCGCATGGTCGTTCACTGACCTGTCAACGCACATCAACGGCGGCGAGCCTGTCACAGGAAGCGACGGCAGCGTCACCTATCCGACACAGGCATTTGCCCTGTATGAGGTAACAGGCGAGGAGTCTTCCTCTGAGATCTAAATCCTCTCGGCAATTCTGGGATAGTTCCCCATCGGGCAGCTCCGATGCAAGAGCAAAGGCTGTCTGCCCGATGGCTTCTCAGACAAGAATAACTTCACACTGACAATTACATGCAAAACCTCGGAAAGATATTCTATGATGCACTTCATGCCAGCGATGAGCTGATGGAGGCTGTCGGCGGTCGTATCAGATCGACATGTTTTGAGGTCCCACCGACCGATCAGGACAACACGCCGCTGCCTTACATCATCATCACCGACGACGGCATGTCGGCATCGGAGACCACGAAGGACGGCGGATGGATGCCGTTGATTTTCCGTGTCCAGGCAGGCGTCGAGATCGGCGCCTCCAGCCCGAATGAGGTCTGGGACCTGGAGCAGAAGGTGATGGCGGTCATCGCATCATTCGTGGAGTCCATCGGGGAAGGCGACGTGCCGGAACTCCTTGACGGATACCCTCAGACCGACGGCATTGCATGGGACTGGACGAAGCCGTGTTACTTCGACACCATCCGCTATCAGTGTGACGTCAATGTATAACCATTAAACGACAACAGACATGAAAGGTCAGAATCTTAGAATCCTCATCGGCAGCCCTGCCAAGTGTGTGGCCTTCGCCACCTCGATGACTTACCATCTGTCAAATTCTCTGGAAGATGCTTCTACGAAAGATGACGTCGGAGGCTTCCAGAAGCAGGAAGTGACGGGAATGGCAGGCGACATCAGCTGCGACGCGCTCTATTCCGTCGGCACTGACAGCACGGCTGTGAACGGCGAGGCAGCCCTGGATCTTGTACTGGCAGGTCAGGAGGTCGACGTGGAGTTCTCTCCCACAGATGGCGCGAACAACCGCTCCGAGACTGGAACCAAGTACACCTGCAAGGCCATCGTGAACGACATCTCGATCAACGCACCGAACCGTCAGAACGTGACCTACACCATCCAGATGCAGATGAACTCCAAGCCCACAAAGGTGGTCCCTCAGTAGCATCGCCTGCAGCCGACTCAGCAGCCAGTCCGACGGAAGAAACCGAAACGACTGAAGGAGGCGATGCAAACCAGGAGACTGCTGGATAACTCTCGACAAAGCTAATTAAAGCCATAAGTGTTAGATGTTATAGATTGTGAAAACCGCGTCCAGCTTGGCACAGCGTGCTGGCTGGACGTTTTTAACGAACAGGAACTATGAATCCGGAAAGAACTATCCAATTAACGCACAAGACGGAAGACGGGAAGATGGAGCAGATCGAGGTCCGAATGCTCTACTGCGCAGCCTCTGAGACAGGCTTCCAGGCACTGTCAGGAGAAACCATCGACGTCTTCACGCCCGTGCTCGACAAGGACGACAAGGGAAAGATCGTCGTCAAGGAGGCGCCACGCGCCACGGACCTGAACTACATCCAGCTTGCGCTGGCAAGCATCGTCGCAGCCTACGAGCGCGACGGAGAGAAACCGCCAGTAACGACTGAGGACATCCTCTACAACGCCACCCGTGACGAGGTGCTTCAGATGGTGAAGACCATCGTGGAGATGCGCACAGAGTGGCTCTTCGTGCCGTCAACCATCCAGGACGAGATGAAGGCGCAGCAGGGAGACAGGCCAAAAAACGCACCAGCGCCTACGAAACGTTCCAGACGGTCGTAGGCGAGATCGGGCGAGACCGCCACGAATACCTCTACCGGATGAGCTGGTGGGAGATCCTTCTCATCATCCGTGGCTATCGCAGGCGCGGCGTCCTGCAGTACCAGCTGCAGAGAATCACCGCCTGGGCGTCGGCCTTCTCGATGGGAAACCCGAAAGGCGTGCAGCCGCAGGACTTCCTGCACCTGTATTTCGACGATTACAAGACGGACGGCGAAGTGATCAGCGACGACGAGATAGAAGAGATCAGAAGACAGATCGAGGCGGAAAATGCCAAAAGATCCAAAGAATGAAAAAGGGAGCCCATGCAGGTTCCCTTTATTTTTTCCACATCTTATTGACGATCATGCTGAAGTCCTCATGGATGTCGCGGGCGACGATCCTGGCATAGCGCTGCGTCTGTGTGATGTTCGTATGGCCAATCATCTTTGATACATGTTCGATGGGTACGCCATGACGTAGCATCCATGTGGCGAAGGTGTGACGGGCCATGTGACTATGCAGCGGTCGCTCTATGCCACAGGCCATGCCGAGAGCTTTAAGACATTTGTTGTAATCCGCATTGTCGAGATGGGGAACCTGCCAGTTGTATCGCTCCAGGATCTCTACGACCGGAGGCAACAGCTGTGATGTGTAGGCGACGCCAGTCTTAATGCGCTCGCCGGTATTCTTCCACACGCCGTCCGTCAGACGGTAGTCCGATATGCTGAATTTCTGCATATCCGAGTAGGCCAGTCCCGTGTACATCTGCAGCACAAACAGGTCGCGTGCCATCGCCATCTTTGAGCCTGCGACCGGATGCAGCGACTCGAAGGCCTCCATTTCCTCATCCGTCAGGAAGTCGATCCTCTCCCTGTCGCCACGCTTGAACTGACCGCGCAGGCGGTCATACGGGTTCTGCTGCAGGCGATCAAAGAGGACGGCCCTTGATAGAAGCGCCTTCAGGCACTTGTGATAGTTGAAGGTCGTGGCGTCGCTGATCGTCTCCACAGGCTTTCCTGCTTTCTTCTCACCCTCTGACTGTGGCTTCTCCAGGCGGTCCAGCCAGGCGTCCCACTTGCAGATGTTC